CCAAGTGCAGCAAACCAAATGCCAACCACAGGCCAAGCAGCGAGGAAGAAGTGAAGGCTACGGCTGTTATTAAAGGAAGCGTACTGGAAGATAAGCCGACCAAAATAGCCGTGAGCAGCGACAATGTTATAAGTCTCTTCTTCTTGACCAAACTTGTAACCATAGTTCTGAGAGATCTCTTCAGTCGTTTCACGAATGAGCGAAGAAGTAACCAGCGAACCGTGCATAGCACTGAATAGCGACCCACCGAACACACCAGCAACGCCAAGCATGTGGAAGGGATGCATGAGAATGTTATGCTCGGCTTGGAAGACAAGCATGTAATTGAAGGTTCCCGAAATACCCAAAGGCATAGCATCAGAGAACGAACCCTGACCAAACGGATATACGAGGAACACTGCAGTCGCTGCTGCAACAGGAGCGGAGTATGCAACAAAGATCCAGGGCCTCATCCCTAATCGATAGCTAAGTTCCCACTCTCGTCCCATGTAAGCATAGATGCCAATGAGGAAGTGGAAGACTGTGAGTTGGAATGGACCCCCGTTGTAGAGCCATTCATCAAGTGAATTAGCTTCCCAAATTGGGTAGAAGTGTAGTCCGATGGCATTGCTGCTCGGAATGACGGCTCCCGATATGATGTTGTTTCCATAAAGTAGACTCCCGGATACGGGCTCTCGGATGCCATCAATATCGACAGGGGGAGCCGCAACGAATGCAATGATGAAGCAGATGGTGGCTGCAAGGAGACACGGAATCATCAGTGTCCCAAACCAGCCAATATAAAGACGGTTGTTAGTGCTGGTTACCCAGCTACAAAAACGCTCCCAATTAGTTTGAGAGCGAGGAGCTGCGAGAATTGCAGTCATGAATGAAGTTAGTTAAGACGAGTTACGTGAACCCTTCCAACTCCAGAGTTAGTGAGACCGATTCGATCAGCCGCACCTTTACTGAGATCTAGTCCCCGACCATGAAGGTAAGGACCGCGATCATTGACCCGAACAACGGCACACCGTTTGAAACAAACTTTAAGTTTAGTTCCAAATGGGAGTGTCTTGTGCGCTGCAGTAAGGCCGTTTTGATTGTATCGCTCACCATTGGCGGTGAGGTTTCCATGGAAGCCAGGACCGTACCAACTGGTGATCACCGACAGAGTAGTTAGAATAGGAAGCATAATTAAAAAGCGAAGAACTTTTATATTTCCATCTACTCATTATGGGCTATCACCACTCGCAGGTCTGATAGCCCAGTTAGGTTACTTTTTCTTAGCAGTCTTAGCCGCTTGTTTGAATTGCTTAGCAGTGGGTGCACCAGCAGATCCTGCCTTACGCATCTTCTCACCACTGCCTTTGGCAATACGCTCACGCTTAGCGTGAATGTTTGCATAGAGACCAGGTTTAGCCATTTAACATTTCCACTTACGAAGGGCTAGTGCTTTACGAGTAGGTCGTCCTTTCTCATCCTTCATCGGACCTGGGTTACCTGACATACGTGCACAGAATGAACGCTTGCGAGGACCACCTTCAGGTTGAGGAGCTTTGAGATTAGAGCCTGTCTCACGGTTGTATTTAGCACGACCAGCGGCTGTTAGGCCGCCGGTACGTGATTTGTGTTTTCCAATTTTGAGGCTAACACTTTTAGCCATTACTTTTTCTTTTTAGATTTACCAGCTTTACTGAGTGCAATAGCTACAGCTTGCTTTTGAGGATAACCTTCACCCTTTAGTTTGCTGATGTTAGAGGAGACAGCTTTATCAGACTTACCTTTTTTTAGAGGCACCGCGCTTCTCCTTGGCTTCCATCTTCTTGGATTCCTTAGCTTCGTGCTTCTTCATGGCAGCTTTGGAAGCATACACTTCCTTACCACCATACTCTTTCATCTTTTTAGTAGGCATTACCAAATACCAGGAATAATTTGACCAGTCAGCGCGTAAGCACCAATAGCAGCCATGAAGCCAAGCATAGCCAGGCGACCGTTGAGGAGTTCAGCACGTTCGTTGTGAGGCACAGTGTAGTTGTGATCGGTGTACATGGTGGGTTCGATGGGCCAGATGTTAGTATCGTTCATTAAAATTCAATATCAGAGCGATCAAGTTTATCGATAACGTCCTGGCGATAAGCCGGGTCATTATCGTAACGAGGATCAGCCATTGCACGTACTAGCTCAGCCTGACTACGGAACACATCTTGTGAACGAGCAGGTTTACCAGTCAGCATGTTACCTTCAACACCCATGGAATCAGTATAGCGATAGTACAGTGCCTGCAGAGCAAGTTGGATAGCGTTAGTGTTGCCAGATTCAATCAAAGAATCAAAGGCTTCAATCTCACCTTCGCTAAAGTTTTCAGCAGCCCAACTGGTAAGTTGATTGTAAGCGGCTTGACCGCCTACCATATTCTGCAGTTGGTTAACTTCTTGATTAGTCAGCTCTCGTCCAGATGGAGTAGGAGAGTTTTCTTGCATCTCAAAATAAGCTTTCACTAGATCTTGAGATGACATCTGAGAGAATGCATCAAGAGTTTCTTGACTCAGTTCTCCGTTCTTAGAATACTCTTCACCCGCAAGTGAAAGGAGACCAGAGAAATCTTCATAGTCCCGACTCTCTTCTTCAGCTGGTTCTTCATCGTCAGGTTCTTCTTCAGATTCCTCACGAGAGTTACCGCCCAGTTTCTTTTCCAGCTCCATATAAGCTTTCTCAAGATCCTGAGCGTTCTTGTATTTACCAGCCAGCATACCCTCATGTTGAGCCATAAGCTCTTCGCCCAGGGCAAGGGATTCAGCTTCGTCGGATTCAATTGACGACATTACTTCTGCATCAGGAGTAGCATCGTAACTCAAAATTTCAGCCATAAAAAGTTATTGCATTGGTGGAGCGGATTGTTGACTGTTCAAGTATTGAGCAACAGCTTCTTCCGCATTAGGGTTTTTGGATGGGTCAGCCATAGGTACCTTCAACATATCAGGCAGCTGTTGCATTTGCATCATCTGCTGCTGTTGACCCATAGCTTGTTGACGTTCGGCTGTACGTTGATCAACCGACTTAACAAGGTTGAGTACGTCAATACCTTGTGCAGCTGCCAAGCGTTTGATAGCTTCGTCTGCATTGATGAACTGAAGCATCTGGTCAGGACCAAGTGCTTGAGAGATTGTAGCGATGAATGTGGTGAGAGACTCACGATCTTGACCACGACCAAGTGCATTGATACCAGCAACAATGGTTGGGTTAACCAGGTCCCGAGGAATCCTGGGCAATTCACCAGAGCGTTGCAGTACCAGCAGCTTACGGTTAAGGTAAGGGATAAGGAACTCAACAGTCAACAAGGAGAACAAGCCACCGAGTTGTTGTTCAAGTTCCATTTGAGTAAGGCGAACCTCTTCTGCTGTAGTTCGTTCAGATTGACGTACAGTAAGCACAAGGAATGCTTCTGCAACACGTCGTTCAAGAGTAGCAGCAAGATTAGCTGCAGTACTAAAGTCAGCAGTCTTACCAACTTGGATAACACCGATGTCTTCTGGCCTACCCTGAACGATCGCACCGTTGCCTGCCTGGGCTATGGTGGCCGGTTTGGTAGTGCTTGAGGGTGATACCACGAAGACGACCTTAGCGGCTGCTGCAGAGCCTTCTACGAGGGACTGAGAGAGTGCATCAAGGGACTTAAGATCTCCAAGGAACTCTTCTACACGACCCCTTCCATAGTTCTCACCATCTACAGTATTGAAGCGAAGTACTAACCAAGGGTTAGCATCCTTAGGAGCCTTACCTTCAGTACCTTCAATCTTCTTACCATTGACTTCTTGATGCCACAGCCAACGATTGTTATCAAGACGAACGTGAGTATAAACCTCTACGTCATCTTCATGAGCATAGCTACGATCATTGACTTGATTATTCTTTTCTTGCAACTCCTTGGGGAGAAGCTTTTTGTTGATTAGTTCTTTGGTGACGATCTCAATTACGTTACCATTACCATCCCGTTCCACTACGTAGCGGCTCAATGGATAGTGCTTAAGCCCATCCTTACCCATGTAGATCAACGCATTACCACCAACAACAAGATGTTTGATGGCTTGGTGAACAACAACACGATCACTAGAAGCAGCAATCGAATCCATCACCATGCGTTCAATCTTAGCAAAACTCAGGTCAAGTTCAGAGCGGATTTCAGCAGGCAACTCAGTGCCAAGCTTATCATCACGAATCTGAAGCTTAAAGAAAGTAGTCTGAGGTGGAAGCAGTGCAAGCATAAGCTTAGCTGCCAATGTAACTACTGACTTAGCGCCTACCGATTGCCAAGGTTGCTTAAGGGTTTTATGGGTAATCCTAAACTCATCACGTTGAATGAGATAAGGAATCGTAAGTTCAGAGCATTCAACTGCAGTTTGGAGAAAGTTAGTACGGTAACTACTTAGATGATCATACCTTGATTTAGCGTTCATCTACTTAACCGATGTTGACACCACTAACACCAGCACCAACATTAGTACTGAGATCAGGGCTAGGAGCACGTTTGATCCGAAGAGATGATACACTAGCAGCTTTTTTAGCTGGTTTTTGTTTAAGACGCATCAAAGGTGTTGCAGCTTCATCAGCAGTTTTAATTTTTATAGGTTGTTTAGCAGCTTCGACAATGGTAGACAAAACTTGCTGTTGACGTTGCTCAGCTGCAGCTTGGTAAGATTGCATTCTGTCTTCTAACTGTTTTCTGGATTCTTCTGCTTCTTTTCTGCTTTTCTCAGCCATCTCCCTTATAGCTCCTTGCTGAGCTGCTTCACGCCTAATGGCTTCTTGCCTATGATGTTCTGGTGGTGCGAAACACATGATGTTAATCCTCAGTAGTAATTCGTGTACGAATCCACTCCACTACACTTACTTGACCAGACCGATACATGATCTGATTAATTGGTGTTTCAGGAGTAGGGTTGAATGGTGGATAAAGTTCTTCTAGTTCCCCCAACAACCGTTCGACAGTTAGAAGGTTAAGCGTATTGAGGGAGATTTGGGTTTGCATGTTCAAAGAACGCTGGCATACGTGCTCGCTTAGTTTCGACAAGCTCAGGAGCTTTACCTTCATACATCAAGCGATCACTAGCATCCAGCCAAAATTTTTTGTTGAGATACTTATTGGAGTCCACCCCAGAAAGGGGTTGCATTACCCAATTGATAGTTGCCTTACGCAGTTTATCAAGAGAAGGAGAGAAATCAACCCCCAACTCACGACAAACAAGGCTATTGGTAGCAACGTGAACTTGCTCATCACGACTAATGTCAGCACTTACAGTGCGGAGACCAGCGTCTCCATTGAAGCGGAAGAAAGGAAGCAATACAAAGAAGATTGCACGTTCAGCAACAAGTGCCTTGGCAATCGTGTGATCAGGGTGAGCAATCCATGCATCACGTAGACGCTTAGCTTCAGCCTCTGCCTGCTCATCAATACCAATAGCGTTGGTAATGTAGGTCAGTGCAAGGTCATGCTTCTCTTCATCTCGGATGTTTGATTCAAGAAGCTCCCGTGCTGTCTCAGGTACTTCTTTGTTCAGTGCATCTTGAATGAAATCACCAACCGGCAATTCCATATGTCGAATAGCAAGTGCTCGATAGATAGTTTCTTCAGCACCATCAGCCAGTTTACCGGCAGTTGTTTGTACCGGAGTCCAAGTTCTTTTACGAGAGAGTAGTTTCTGATAGGGGTTCATTCGCCGCAATTACAATCTGGAGCAGGGTCGTTGTCTCTGTCATAGAGAATAGACTCCAGGTAATCGTCAACCTCCGACTCGTCCAGTGCAGCATAGGCGCTGGTCTTGTCTTGGGTATCACTCATAACCTGAAGCGAGTAATAAAGGGAGGTTTGCGGAGATTGCAACCACTCTTCAATAAACGCTTCGTCATAGGTGATCACATCAGACCAACTATTGAAGCTGTAACCGTGAAGAAGTCCCGTAGCATCAAGCATCTGTACGATGCCATCAGCAACTTTCTTGTAATCCTCCCAGCCAACTTCACTGGCGATCTCTACATTGCCGTAGTCATAGCTTTGAACACCAAAGGTGCCAGAGTCACGATCCACTTGACGAGAGATAGGAGGAGCGATCTCAGGGCAGGTGGTGTACCCATCTAGATCAGTATATCGGTAACTGCATGAAGCAGTAGGCGCAATGGCAAAGGCACGTTCCATGTTATTGAAACGAGCAACCTGTGCAGCTGCGCGGATACCCCCTTGCAATTCCTTAGCAAGGATAGTTGCAGGGGTGTGTTCATAATACTGTTTAGAGTTGACTTGCTCAAGAGCATTACCAAACTCCTTATAGGTCACACCGTTCTTACGGAGCAGGTTGGCCAGTCCGAGCATTCCGAGACCAACTTGGCGATCTGTCTCCGGAGGGAGATATTCTCCACTAGAGCCAACGTCTGTTTTTCCATGGAGGGCACACAGCTCGGACATTCCGTTGACAAATGCACCTTGAATGTCATTGAGTTCGCACTGGCCGAGGTTGACATGTTGCAGTAGACAGGTTCCTCGTGATGGCAGGTACACTTCCAAGCAAACGTTTCCCCGGATTCGATTTCCATTCTTATCTACTTTGGTTTTGTTGAGCCAGATATCACCTTGGCGAATGCCTTGGAGAAGCGCCTCTTTGACTTCTTGAGTAGCGTGATCCCACCATAGTTGATTAATATTGACGCAACGCTTGATCCAAGGTAGATCAGCCCGGCTAGCAGTAATAAACTCCAGCACATCGGGATGGCTAAGATCAAGATGAGCAACGACAGCTCCATTCTTATAAACTCCTCCTCGCCTCAGGATTTCGTTGAGTGTTGAGTAGATCTTTGCAAAGGATACTGGGCCGCTAGCCACAAGTCCCTTGCCATTTTCAGCGCCTTTCGGTCGGAGCTTGGATAGATGGACAGCCACGCCAGCTCCGTAGCGGAGAGCGTGGGAAACAAAACGCCAGGATGCTTCGATACCATTTGGTCCTTCCATTTCGTCCTCCACCACAAAGACTGTGCAGGAGACAGGTAGGCGGGAGGTGGGATCGTCAATCCAAGATTGCACACGCCCGGTACGGGCGATAAGTTCTTTGTGAGGGGCAGACATTATTAAACGAGATCAGTAAGGTTAGGTGGTTGATAGTTTGGTCCTTTCAGAACCTTGCCGTCTTCACGGCGGATGGGATTACCGTTTTCACCAAGCTTACTCATGTTGCTTTGGTGTACTCGGTCCATTGCTTCATCTAGATCCCATTCTAGATTAGCAGCGTATTGATAGCAGACATACACAAGGTCTGCAAGTTCTTTCAAACATTCCTCAGCGTTACGAGCATAGCCATACAACAGTTGCTGTTCAGCATCAAGGAACTCTTTGAACTCCTCAACGATCAAACGCTTCTGCATCTCCCGTGAATGACTCCCAGTACTGTTCGTCACTTGGAAACCACGGCGAAATTCTTTGGCTTGGCTCATTAAGGATTTCTGTTTCAAGTTCATTCTGAAGATAGTGGATTGCTTTACGAAGATCAGCGATGCGAGATTCTTTATATCCCGCACGGCAGATGTATTTAATGGCGTTGCCTAGATGAAAGTTCAGTCCTTGGTCTCGGATGAAATCCCAAACTTGGATAGAACCTCGTCGATAATAGTTGGGTCCAGTTGAGTTGGTGTTGGCCATTTTTTAACTAAGTTGGACATTGAGTTGCCAAGAACAAAACATTGGCGTTGAAGCGCCATGAAGATGGTAATGATGTCCTCCTTCTTAGATTCAGGATTTCTCAAAGCATCTTCAATCTGACGCATCTTAAACTGCTGCTCTATTGTCAGCTCAAGTACTGGTGGTGGGGGTCCAAAGGATGATGGATTGGTTGGTAAAGTCATAGTCAGTGTACTGAAGGATCTTGGCGAGCCTAGCATTCTGGAGTGCGACGGATTCATCAAGGTCCTTGCTTGCAAATGCTGCAACGACTGACTCCCAGCTGTAGCCGTTCTCTTCAAAGAAGGCGATTGCTCGTTTAATCCCGAATCCAGGAACTCCGCTATACCCATCAGTTTGGTCACCAGCCAACGCCTGAATAAGGTGCCAGCGGTCACCTTCTTCTTTGGTGAT